ATACATCAATACCAGTTTTTATAATGCGTATGTTTTTCATACGCCATAAGAAAATTCACCCTTAGCAATCACATCAAGTTTTTCCATTACCTCTTCAGTGAAGTATTTCTCTGGGTTCTTGAGAATTTCCTTGGCATAAATTTTCTTACCATCAATTTCATATCGCCCCGCTACATTCTTCCACATTTCGCCCAATTCCCCAAGCTCAAGAAGACCATAGTAACGATCAAGACCACGCTCGTCATAATAAAGACGAACTTCAACTTCTTGATTTTCCTTACTTAAACGTGATTTATGAGTCTTTGCCTTAATAATATTTCCGATGACTTCTGTCCCTTCTTTTTCTTTCTTTTTGCTGAGATAGATGATTGTAGAAGCAGCATACTTAAGACCAGAGTTGTGGGAGACAATACCTCCATGAAGTATGTAATGATGTTCCCCCTCCACAGTAATGTCATATACTTCTTCTGTTTCAACTTTTTTGATAGACTTTACAATTCGTTCCATGCCACCTCTTATACATTGGGTATGTTATTTGTTTCTGACAGTGCTCACAGACAACCTGCCTGTGTTTTTTTCCATAACGAGGAGACTTCTCTCCTTTTCTTTCAGATGCCAGTTCCGAAAGAATTTTTTTTGTTTGTTCTGAGTGCGTTTTGTTGAAGAATGGATTAGACTCTCCACTCATCCTTTCACTCATCATTTTTCTATGTTCTGGAGAAGAAACAGTTTGTCTATGTTTTTCACGAACAACAGGATTAAACATTGGATTATTTTGTCCATAATGCCCTCTTCCATAGAAAGGATTATTCTCACCTGAAGTTAAATGAGAATAACTTCTCCTTATTCTATCATAAGAATTTAGATTCTTACACCTAACTCCATTACCATTAATAGAACACATACGATAAAAAGCATAACACATTTTTTTCTTATACTCACCCTCAACCATCTTTAATAATAAATGATGACAGATGAAATGTTCTCTTGGAGTTAAATTTACTAAATTATCTTTTGTATTTTTACCTCCAAATGATTTGGGAATGATGTGGTGCCTTTCTGTAATGCCATTGATTTCTCTTTCCTTTGCTCTTTCTATAATACGAAAGTAGCAACTTGTATATTTGTTTATTATAAACATTAGGTTCTGGTCTTAAGTATTACTATTTAGACCAGAACCTATTTTCATATTGAAATTGTTGGAATGCATTTGATTGCATCTCCAGGCAAAAGATCAATTACCTTTTTCCATTCATAACCGTTTTCAGTATCCACTAAAAATTTATGATCTGCACTACATTTAACAATTTCACCATCCTCCAATTCCATCTCAAACACTTCTTTATCATTAAAACAAAAAGTATCAGCAACATAAGAGTATCCAAACATAGTTCTTACTTTGTCTCCAACTTTAATAGATTCAATAGGAACAGAACCTTTTACTGTTTGTATCTTAGTTCCGGCAACTAAGCAACCACCTCCCATTTCTTTAGTAGGAACATATGCACCAATAACATCATAAGTATGATTAGTAACTAACATAGGAATTTTTGCCTGTCCCAATTTAAGAGTCAGCATACGGAATGCACCCTTAATCAGTTGAGATTTAGTCATATCCCGAACTTCTTTATCATTCAAAGCATCATTAATCTCTTTGCTGGTGGAGAGCATTCCTAGAGAATCTAGCACGAACATACAAGGATTACGTTCACCTTCTGGTTTCTTCATATAAAGGTCAACTGCCTTAAGTGCCTTTCCACGAAACTCTTCTACGGTTACGACATTGACAACCACCAAACGAGTTGTGTCAACTCCCCTACTTTCCAGAAGGGATTTTGTGATTGCTGCCTCAGTATCAAAATACAGACAATATCCAGTAGGATTATTATCAAGGAAATTTTTAACGACGGCAAGAGAGAAGAAAGTCTTTCCCGTAGAACTCTCACCTGCGATTGCAGTAATCTTATTCCCAGATACACCACCAAATATACTGCCGGATACAAGAGCATTAAAAATGTACGAACCCGTATCCACAAAAGTTTCAGTTTCATTAATCTCTGAAGCAAGTTGTGTGTATTCTCCACCAATTTCTTTTACAATATCTTTAAGAAAGTCCATAATCATTTGTTCTCCTTTTTTTCTTTAATTAAATAATTCATTTTATAAGTCCAAAGTTTTTGATAAAGAGCAGAGTCTCCACCAAGTCGCATGGCACTAATAATAGTATCCAACTCTTTGTCATTAATTGGCAAGTCCATTAGGTAAAAAATGAATCAAGGTTTACAGTTTTTTCTACTTCCCATCCAATTGAATCTAAAATAGATTGAAGGGGGTCTACAAAACTTTTCTCAAATTGTAGTTCATAATCAATATATTTGTCAAGGTTAAGTTCCTTTGGAAAATCTGAAATAAAGGAAATAACATTCTCCTGAATAATATTTGGTTTTTTAAGAAAAATATATTTAACCTTCTCACCGTTATTAATAAGTGAATATTTATTGGTTAGTTTTTTTTCCTTTATGTAATGATTAAACAGAAGGGCACCACGAATATGAATAGGAGTTTTGGATGCGTAAATATTTGATGGCGAATAATATTTACGAACATCGGATGCCGTTCTTGGGAAAGCAATTTCTTCTGGGGGAAGACTTTTAAACTTTTGACGACAATTATCAATAAAATCAATTACCTCATCTTCAGTTCCACTCATCATCAATTTCAGAGCATCCTTAATCATCTGACGACAAGGTGCAGGAGTTGAAGATTTAACTGCCTCAATACCCATCATTTTAAGTTTAGGTTCAGTATATCTCACACCCTCACTATCCCAGACGTTCAGAATATAACGCTTTTTGGCAGTCCAGATTCCACGGTCGGCAATATTTTCCCGCTTCATCTGCATCTTCTGGTCATAGGCATTCACATACTCTGCCAGTTCTTGGTAGCAACCTTCAATATATTTTTCAAGTTCCACCTTACAGATCTTATCAAGGAACGTGACAATGCCTTCAGTAGTTTTCTCTCTTCCCTTGTATACAGTTTCAACCAAAGGACCCATATGAAGATAAATGGAGTCAGTATCAGAAGCAATAACATAATCAACATCTTTTGTCTTAAGAATTTTATTCAGATAAGAATTCATCTTACTCTCAATCCAACGAATCGCAACTTGACCCGAAAGAGTAATTGCTTCTGCATTTGCTAGTTTGAAGTAACGGAAGTACTGATTACCGCAAGCACCATAGGCAGAGTTAAGAGAAATCTTTTTTGCCATTTGAATATTATTACATCTGGCAATTTCCTTTTCTAATTCCTTTGTCTTTTTCTTCTCATATTGTTTTTTTGCCGCAATCATTTTCTCTTTGAAAATAACACGGTCATTATACATTTTCTCCATAAGTTCTGGAAGAAAACCACGAATATCCTTACGGTACATCGCACCATTAGGACATACTGCATAGTCCTTATACATTTCAAAGGTAAGTTCTTGATTCAAAATTTTATCCACGGTTACACTGGGATGCCTTTCTTCAACAAGGGTTTCGGGACTTACATTAAATTGCATAATCAAATGCGGATAAAGGCTGTTTAAGTCAAAATTAACCACCCAATCATACTTTCCGGGAATTGGTTCCTTTACATATGCACCGGCATACTTGGAGTCCTTATCAGTCTTTTCTTTAGGAGGAATGGCAATATTTCTTTTCTTCAGATAATTGTAGATAATCGTATCCCACATTCTTACCTGCGAAAATACATCCTCATAGTTGACTTTACCGTCATATGCCATCGTAAGAGCAAGTTCAATCAGTTTCATCTTGTCTTCCAAACGGTCAACAAGTTCTACGTCAATAATGTTATACTCTACGAATTTCTGCCAGCCTTTAGTATAGAAGTCCTTGAATGTATCAAACTCAGAGTGATCCAGTTTCTTCTGCCCCAGTTCTACTTCGGCAATATAATCCAGACGATAAGATTCCTGTGTCTTATAGGTAAACTTCTTATAGAGTTTAATATAGTCAAGTTGACTTATACCACCAATATCATAGGAGATATGTTTTCTTCCAGAAATGTAAACTTCATCCTCGGTGACAAGACCCCAAGGAGACATACGCTTCATTAACTTTTCACCTAAAATCCTATCAAGACGGCGAACAAGATAAGGAATATCGTACAGTTCACTATTCCAACCAGTCACAACCTCTGGAGTATTATCCTCCATCATCCACCAGTGAATAAAGTCATTTAACAGACTATATTCATCAGAAAATGCTCGGTAAGAAACATTTGATTGGTTATTATTGAACTTACCTTGACCCCAAGTACGAATTTGCTTTGTATTATAATCTTGAAGAGTAATGAGTAATATCTCTTCGGCAGCATTTTCCACATCAGGAAATCCATTTTCTGATGCGACCTCAATATCAATCGTTGTTAGTTTGATTTTGTCAATATCAAACTTAATTTCATTTTCAGGATATTTGTCGGAAATATACTGATAGATGTATTTGTCATTCCCATAGATTTTGAAGTTTTGTACATCAGTATATTTTTTAATAAACTCTCTACAATCTCTCACAGAACCTGGTTGAATAGGTTCCACATATTCTCCCTGAAGTGTTGTATATTTGGTTGGTTTTTTAGAAGGCACAAAAAGAGTCGGAGAAAACTTCTCACGGGTCATAAAATGTTTACCATTTTCATAACCACGAACCAAGAAGTGGTCTCCGACCATTTGGACATTTGTATAAAATCTTTGAGACATCAGGCAGTTAATTCAAGATACTTTTTAATAATTTCTGGTTTTGGATCTACAATAGTAAGAATACTATCAGAATGAATCATTAACTCAGTTTGATTAGTAATCTCCGGCCAAGGTTTCATATCATCCACAGTAAAAAATTCATATGGATTAATTAGTTTACAATCAGGTTCGCCAAGTTCAGAACCAACTTCAATAATTTCAGTAATCAATATAGTGTCAACCTTCAATAGAAGACACTTCACGTTCCGTTCCATTTACCTTCTCCTCATACATTTCTTTAATAGACTTGACTGGTTCAACAATAGTTACAACCCAATCTGGACGAACTGGAATCTCATTATCACTTGAAAAAAGAATCCAAGAAGAAAA